GACCGGCATGATCCCGAGCGTCAAGGTCAACCACTTCTTCACCGATACGGATGCGTTTTTCATCCGCACCGATGCGCCGGAGGGCATGAAGATGTTCCAGCGCGAGGAAGCGACTTTCGGGCAGGATGGCGACTTCGACACGTCCAACCTGAAATACAAGGGCTATGAGCGTTACAGCGGCGGCTGGTCGGATTTCCGCGGTTTGTACAGCAATGGTATGGGTGCTTGATAAATTATCCATTGCATAGATAAATTCCTTTCTATACAAAGGCTCTCAGGGAAACTTGGGAGCCTTATGTATGTCAATGTCCACTTGCTCGTCATGCTCAAAACAGGCTTACAACCTTCTGGCGAAGGGGTTGTGCGCCGCCTGTTACCAAAGGCTACGGAAGCGCGGCACAACCGCTTATGCTGATGTCCGCGCTCGTTCTCCATGTTCAGTTGAAGGATGCTACAATCTCTCAGTTGCGCAAGGATACTGCGAGGTTCATTACCGCCGTTGGAAAAGGCATGGCGTTGTTGAGCATGAACGTTTTGACCGTTGGGGGCATGTCAGCAAGCATCCATTATCCCATTCTTATTATTGGGCGCGGCAGCAGGACGGGGTAAATTTCCACAAGGATTGGAATGATTTCTGGCAGTTTGAGCGGGATGTGGTTGCTCGACCAAGCCCGAGACACAAGCTCGCCAAATTAGACAAGGCTAAGCCGCTCGCGCCTGATAATTTCTACTGGAAGCCTCCAAAATTCGACATCGGATACACGGAAGACCCAAAAGCCTATATGCGCGCGATCCACGCAAGCAACCCTCGCCAGCGGAAAGCTGCCGTTTTGAAGAAAACGTATGGCATAACAATAGATCAATATGAGGCTATGGCGAAGTCTCAAGGCGGGTTGTGCGGGTTGTGCGCCAAGCCCGAGGTGACGCCAAACAAAGCGACTGGCTTGCCGCGCGATCTTTCAGTCGATCATTGCCACGGGCATGGGCATGTGAGAGGGCTTCTTTGCTCCCGATGCAATGCGGGCCTAGGCAATTTCAACGACGAACCCGAGTTGCTCCGAAAGGCCATTGCCTATCTCGAAAAGAACGCCTTGCCGAAACCGGATGATTGATATATTGTCCGCTTCATCGTGCTTCTAGCCATCCGCACGCCTAACTATGAGATTTCATTCGACCCCACGGGGTTCATAGGAGGCCAAAATGGCACTACGCGCAGACTATCCCAACGGCTTCATGAACGGGCTCACGCTTCGCGGCGTTCCTATCGTGCAGTCGCATCCCGGACAGGTGTTCTGGGTTTCCAATTCATCTACCCTTCTTCCGGGCCAGCGTGGCGGATCGGACGGCAACAAGGGCACATTCAACAGCCCGTTTTCGACGCTCGACGCGGCTGTTGGTGCTTGCACGGCCAATCGCGGCGATGTCATTTTCGTGAAGCCTGGCCATGCCGAAACGGTTTCGAGTGCGACAGCGCTTGCGTTTGACGTTGCGGGCATTGCCATCATCGGTCTGGGCAACGGCTCGAACCGCCCGACATTCACGCTCGACACTGCAACGACCGCGACAATTGGCGTGTCTGCGGCCAATATATCCTTGGCCAACGTCATCATTTCGGCCAACTTTGCCGATATTGTCTCGGCCTTCACCTTGACAACGGCGAAATGGTTTACCCTTGATCGGGTGCTGATCACCGCCACCGCGACGAATATGAACTTCCTTCATGTCATCGACACCAATGCGACGACTGATGACGCGAAGGGGTTGACCGTTGTCAATTGCCAGTGGTTCGAGCCGGATGCCGCGACCCTTGCCTTCGCGCTGGTCGATGGAACGAACTCCCAATGGGAAATTTCCGACAATATCGTCGTGAACGGCAATGCGACGGCAGACACGGCAGCGATGTTCACGATTGCGGCGGGAAAGTTGCTCACCCAGCTTGTTTGTATGCGCAACAATGTTCAGGTGACGGGCAACGCGGCCTCTACCGCAGGGCTATGGCTGACGACCAATGGCACGACGAACACCGGCATCGTCGCCTATAACAACCTGAAGCATATCGATGCCACGACTGAAATCTGGCAGACTTCGGATGCAGGATTCGGCCTTTTCGAGAATCGTGCAACGGCTGTCGGCACGGCGCAGGGCTATCTGCTTCCGGCTATCGACTCCTGATAGGTGACACGTGAAACAGCGCCGCGAGGGACGTGTCTGGGAAGGGAATTACGAGATTGTCGAGCATGACGGTTCGGTGATTGCCCAGATACCCCTTGCGGACGCGCGCAACGATTCGAAGTTGGCCGCTGCCATTGTGCGCAACGGCTGGCCAGCAATACCGGAGGCATAAATGGCAGGACGCTCAACAGACATTGCCAGCGCATACAGGGCGGTTGCCGTCACGAAAAGCGACGCGACCATCCTTCCGACAACGCGCGGGTTGTATATCGGCGGCGCTGGCGACGTGGCGGTCATCATGGCGGGGGATACGGCGGCGGTCACGTTCGCGGGGGCGCTTGCTGGATCTGTGCTTACGCTTCAGGTGACGAAGGTCATGTCAACCAACACGACAGCGACGAATATCGTAGCGCTTTACTAGGAGGCCCCAATGCGTCGCCGCCCACCAGTCCCGCAGGCGATTGACCCGGCCTCTGGTTTCAAGGTTCCTCTGTCCAATCTAGTTACCCAGTGGGACGGAGAAAAAGTTGACCGACGCTTTCTGGATATTCGCAATCCGCAGGATTTTGTGCGCGGCGTCAAGGATGACCCTTCGCTGCCCTTTGCCCGCCCGGAGACTGCTGACGCCTTCGCAGCGCTTCCGCTTGTGCTTGAGGCTGGCGGATATATCTATACCGAAAGCGCAGCCGGGACGCTGATTTATGACGAAGGCTTGCGTGCGGAGTTGACCCTATGAGCGTTTCAGGAAGCGTCGATTACAACCTGACCGCGACCGAGATTGTCGAAGCGGCTTTTGCGGTTCTGGGAGTTGCGCAGGAAGGCGAGACGATGACCGCTCGGATGCTTTCCGATGGTCTTCGCGCCTTGAACCTGATGCTCAAGACATGGGGCACAAACGAGCATCTTTGGCTGAAAACAGACGGCACGGTGACGATGGTGGCGAGCCAGGCCGCATATACCCTGTCCAGCCCCAAGCCGATGCGCGTGCTAGACGTGACGCGGGTCACAAGCGACGGCATCGAAACGCCGCTCAATGAACTTTCGTGGCGCGAATATTCCGACTTGCCGAACAAGACCGGCTCGCCGTCGATCCCTGTCAGCTATTACTACGACCCGCAGCTTTCGACCGGCACGCTCTATCTGTGGCCCGCGCCATCTTCGACGACTGTTGCCGACTTCACGATGGACATGACCTATCTGCGCCGCATTTCGGATATGGATGCATCGAACAACGATCTCGATATGCCGCAGGAATGGCTGGAGACCGTTCAATGGAATCTCGCAAAGAGGCTGATGACGCAATATCCGGTCAACGACCCGAACCTTGCGCAAATGGTCATCGCAACCGCTGTCGAGCTGCTTGACCAGTTGCGCGGCTGGGATAACGAGACCGCCAGCATCTATTTGCAGCCCGCCTGATGCTCGCCAAACTGACCCCGGCGCTGCAACAGTCGGAGGGCCGCTCAAAGGCATGGGGCGGTTCAACACTGGTCAATGCCTATGCCGAACTGGCCGATGGCGACAAGCGCGAGGCGTTTGCAGTCATGGCTATTCCGGGGCTGGTTGAGTTTTCCGATATAGGGACGCTACCCTGTCGCGGCTCGCATACCGTCGCGGGCGTCCTTTACACGGTTGTCGGTTCGACACTCTACAGCGTCACGTCAGCCGGGGTTGAGACATCGCTGGGCACGATCCCGGGAAGCGATCCGGTTCGCATGGCCGACAACGGAACCGAACTGGCTATCGTCGGGGGCACGCTGAACGACACCGGTTATGTCTATTCCGGCGGGGTTGTGAATACCGCGATTGTGAACTTGCCTCAGGTGACGGACGTTGCCTTCATTGATGGGTATTTTGTCTGGACGTCCTATAATTCCGACCAGTTCATCATTTCCGGGCTTTATGACGGGTTGTCCTATTCCGCGCTGGACGTGGCGACGGTCGAAGGCTCGCCGGATTACAATATCGGCGTGGTGAACGATCACCGCGAGTTGCATTTCCCCGGCGCTTCGACATGGGAAATCTGGTATAATTCGGGCAATGCAGATTTCCCATTCGAGCGACAGGGCAATGCCTTTATCGAGCGGGGCTGTGCGGACAGGGACAGCCTGGTCAAGATCGACAACAGCATTCATTTCGTGGGCGAAGACCTGATCGTCTACCGGATCAATGGCTACGAACCGCTGCGCATTTCCAAGCACGAGGTCGAAAAGGACTTGGCTGCATCGTCATGGTTCCGAGCCTTTGCCTATACGCAGGAAGGCCATAAATTCTATGTCCTGAACACCGATATTGCGTGCTGGGCCTATGACATGGCGACCGGCGCATGGGCCAAGCGCAAATCCTACGGCTATGACAATTATCGAGTTGCAAATGCCATCGTGGCCTATGGCCGGACGATCATGGGCGATGCGAACACAGGCAAGCTCTACACGCCTTCGCTCGATACCTTCACCGAGAATGGGGCGCTGATTCCGGTCGAGATTACCTTGCCGGTGATCGAAGCGGCGCGGCAATTCCTGACCCTCTACGCGCTGGAGATATATTGCGAAACAGGCGTGGGCAATGCGACCGAGCCAGATCCGCAGGTTATCATGCAGTATTCGACGAACGGCGGGCGGTCATGGTCTAACGAACTGTGGCGGGCCTTGGGTGCCGTGGGCGAATATATGACCCGCGCGGTGTGGCGGCCCAATGTGAGCTTTCGGCAATTGTCGATCCGGTTCAAGATGCCGTCGAAAACACGGCGCTTCGTGGTCTCATACTGGGCGGATATCCGCTAGATGGCCGTCAACGGTATCTCTCCTCCCAATACGCCAATTGTCAAGGCGAATGGAAGTATTACACCCGAATGGTATCGTTTTTTTGTTTCCATGCGCAAGGGGACGACCGACGCTGCGGATGGTGAGGTCGGGACAGCGGCTGGTTCTGGCCTCGAGGGCGGCGGTGCTGTTTCGACTGGTGTCGATCTTGCTATAACGGCCAATGGCGTCACGAATGCCATGCTCCGGCAATCGGCGGCGTGTTCGGTTATCGGGCGTTTCCAGAATAGCACGGGAGACGTTGCCGATATTCAGGCGACAGGGGACAATCGCGTCTTGGCAAGGATAGGCGGGCAACTGGTTTTTACCGCCAATCCCGTTGTGGATGGCGTGACGCTCACGACACTTACATTCGCTACAGCCCCGACTGCTTCAGTCGCCACGCCTTCGACGCACAAGATCGCGG